CTTATATGTGTAATGACGGAATGCACGCACAGGAACTTGCACGTGATTTAACAGCCAATATTGACCATATTGCCTTTCCTGTCAAACCTGCTGTTAAGTAAATGGTAATCGCACGGAGCGTGCAACATGCCACAGGTTGTCAGGACGACAAATGATGTCATAGTTAATTCATTATATCTTCTTGGAGAGCTCGGTGTCGGTGAAACACCGGACGCTTTTATGCTCTCCACGGGACTTGATCTTATTAATGAATTATTGGATAAATTCTCATCAGATAGTATTTATATCCCGTATCTCACCACTATCAATCATCAATTTATTGTTGGCAAAGATACTTATTCTATTTCTGATATGATTGTTGGCACAGATATTACGGCTGATAGAATTGTCGATCTATCATTTGCAAATTATGTCGTGCCAGGGGTTGGGATAAATCAATACCAAAATCCAGTTACTTTTAATTATACAGCTAGTATTTCAACAAATCTCTTAACAGTTCCTTCAACAAATGCTTTTCCAACGGGTACACCTGTTATTTTAGAAACATTTGGAACAATTCCAACGCCATTGGTGCCAGGGGTAACTTACTACACAATTTTTATTAGTCCAACTTCTATTATGCTTGCTTATACTGAAGCCAATGCTTTAGCTAACATTCCCATCACATTGATTAGTAATGGCATACCAATCAACACGATTACGACCTACCAGGCTTCATTCACTGGTACATCTACGGCACTTGTTTATCCGCTTAAGATTATCAATAAGGCGACTTATTGGGGTGTAGTTAGACAAACCAATTTATTAGCACGACCTGGTTTTATATTTTTAAATAAACAGGCGACTGAAAGTTTTATCACTGTTTATCCGGTTCCTGATCAACCTTATCCATTTTCAATTCAAGTTAAAGCAATGATCAATGAATTAGGACCCCAAGACACTTTGGGTGAATTGCCACCCAATTACTATGGATTTTTAAAATATGCACTAGGTCGTAAATTCTTAGCTTATTATCCATCTGCTAATTGGCCTCAGCAAAATGAAGATGAATATTTTGATTATTACAATACGTTCAAAAATGCTAATGAAACTGATTTAACGATTAGACCTTCCGTCGTTCTCACTGCACCTGAGCCATTTTATTGGCCTAATATTTTGAGTTACTAATGAATAGCCGAATGAATAAGACTGAGGATTACGACATTGTTGGTAGCTATAATAATCAACGGATCAGTGAAATTGATGCCGAGCGTTCTGTCAATATATTTGAATATATTGATCTACTAGGTAAAAAGAAAAAATCGCTTATTAACACTTCTGGCTTGATTACTACCGGAATAATTTTTTCGGGTACTACTGGGGGCGCACGTGCTCAATATGTCTTTAACAATATTGAATATATTGTATTTGGAAGTAATATTTATCAAATAACAATAAGTGGTTCAGTCGCCTTGATTGGCACATTGGCAAATACTAGTACAGGTTATGTCGGTATTGATGCTAATACATTTCAAATCATTTTTGTTGATGGCGTAAATGGTTATATTTGGGACACGACCGCTAACACTTTTACGATGATTACTGATACAAGTTTTCCAGTTCAACCGCTGGATGTTTGTTATTTAGATGGTTTTTTTGTCGTGATTGCAGGGAGTACTAATCAATTTGAATTATCTAGTTTTAATCAGGGATTAGTTTGGGGGCCTGCTAGTAATGCAGTAACTACCAATAATGGTGCGCTTCCTAATCAACTAATCGTTGGTGCGAGTAATATTGGTGGTCTTGCTGGAACACCGAATTATCAAACAGGGATTCTCGTCACTTTACAACTCGGATCAGGTGGTGTATTACCTAGCGGCCTTGCAATATCCACAACTTATTATACTATTTTTATCGATGCTACCCACATAAAGTTGGCAACTTCCTATGCCAATGCTATTGCGAATATTTCAGTCTTATTTGGTGGCGATATTACACCAACTGTTTTTCTGGTGAGTGATGGACAGCTGCAATTAGGCGAAGTGACAACCCATCCTGGAACCTTGGTAGCCTGTAGAACATTACATCGAAGAATATTTTTCTTCAGTCAATTTTTCACTGAAGTTTGGGAAAATGCAGGACTTGGCACCAATTTGCCTTTTAGACGTAATAATACAGCTCTGATGGAATATGGAACGCCTAGTATTGGCAGTATATCAGTTGGATTTGATATTATGTGCTTTCAATCTCAAAGTCGAGACGGCTTGGGTTCTGTCATGCAAGTTTCAGGAACAGAATCGATCCCAATTAGCACACGCGCATTGGATTTTACATTATCGCAATATGCAGCCATGCAGCAAGTTTCGGATTGCCGAGCATTTTTAATTAAAGAAAACGGTATTATTTTTTATAGAATGAATTTTACCGCTGCAAATCATACGTATGTTTATGATGTAACTTTCAGTGATCCAACCTCCGATGCCACTAAATTTTGGCATGAAGAAGAAATATTAAATGGCAATCGTCATCCTGCTCAAACCCACGCTTATTTTAATGGTTTAAATTATGTAGGTAATTATCAAAGTCCCATTCTTTATCAAGTTGATCCTAACACATTTACTAATGATGGTGAAAATATTCGAAGAATGCGTATTACGCGTCCCATTGTTGCGCCTGGTTATCAACGTATTAGAATTGATCGATTGCAAATTGATTTATTACAAGGTCAAATTGATCAAGATGATGTTGTTACTCAACCTGTCAATCTATTAACAGAAAATAATTTTCAGTTAACGACTGAAGCAGGCGATAATATTATTTTAGAAAATGGAATTGTGATTGATACGCAAACTAAATTATTTGTTTATTTATCTATTTCTAGAGATGGTGGTCAAACATACGGTTATCGCATTAAAGCGCCAATGGGTAATATTGGACAACGAACATTTAGAACGTTGTGGCGTAAATTAGGTGTAATTCCACGAGGACAAGGATTTGTCACTAAATTTGAATTTTATGATGCAATTCCTTTCATTATTTTAGGTGCTGCATGGTCATATGAGATATTACCGGAGTAATTATGTCAAATGATTTCGATGAATTTCCAATTTATGATGCACTTGTTAAAGCTGGAACGCATAAAATGTCGGATATATGGATTTCGACGATTTCAACATTTTATATGAATCTCATCGGCTATCTTACTCAGAACGGAATATTTATTCCGCGGTTAACGACTGCACAACGTAATGCAATTCAGTCACCACAAAATGGTCAAATGATATATAATAGTACTTTACAGACGTTTGAAGGCTATCAAAACGGAGTTTGGAAAACGTTCACTCTCACATAAGGATATGTGATCATGCAATCAGGAAATTTTGGTTCTTCTTTCGGCCAATTGCTTGGCGGTCTCTTTGGAAATTCAGGTGATCCTTATAAAAAAGGAATGGAGGCTTACCAACCTTGGATGCAAAAAGGGATCAATGCTCAAAATCCATTTTATCAAGCTGGTACACAAGCGCTACCTCAATATCAAAATTGGTTAGGATCAATGCAAAATCCTTCTGAATTTATCAATAATTTGATGAATCAATATCAACAATCTCCTCAAGCACGATATCAAATTCAACAAGGTAATCGAGAAGGTTTAAATGCCGCTTCTGCTGGAGGATTAGTTGGAAGCACACCATTTGGCCAACAAATGCAACAAAATGCTGCTAATATTTCATCTCAAGATATGAATAATTGGTTACAAAATGCACTGGGAGTTAATACCCAATATGGTGCACGTCTTGGCGGCCAAATTGGAGTAGGACAAGGTGCAGCGAATCAAATGAGTAATATTTATGGAAACTTAGGTAACACAGCTTATGGCTCAGCTTATGGTCAACAAGCCGGTCAAAATCAAGATTTTAGTAATGTTTTGGGTGGATTATTTGGAATGTTTTTATAGGATGATTCATTATGTTTAGTGGAATTCCGTTACCGAAAGTAATAGCCGATACCGGCCCTGGTGGGAATGTTCTTACGGGAATGCAAGGTGCTAATCAGCAAGCTATTTCAAGAGCACAGGCACAATATGCACCTCAACAAGCTTATGCCAATGCACTTTTAACCACTCAACAAGCCCAATGGTTACCTTATCAATATAAAATGCAAGCATTGAGTAATCCTTTACTTTGGGCGGCTGCTGCTCAAAATCCAGCACTTCAACAACAGTTAACGACAATGTTATCAAATCCTATGCAAGGTACTTCTCTGGCGCAAGGATCCAATATTAAACCGCCTTCGATTAACAACTCATTATTAGGATTATTATTTCATAAATTAATATCTCCCACTCAAACATCTAATGCAGTTTCTCCCCAGGGATTAAACCAAGAATCATCTCAACAAGGATCAGGTATTATGATGAATAGTCCTGATCCAATGACAAATCAAAGAGTTAACCCAATTCAAAATCCACAAGGTGGGGTAGGTGTGTTACCGGAATCAACTATTGGTCGTGTGGGTCAAGGTAATCCATTGGCAGGCGTTAATCCTGCTTCTATTTCTCAAGCACAATCAAGTGCTTTAAATACTACGGCAACAAGTGAAGCCGCCGCACAATCTGCGATGTGGAAAGATATTTATGATACGGATATCCATCAAGCCAATGGCGCTCAAAATAACAATAATTTATTAGATGATTTTAAAAACGCCTCAAATCGTTTGGGATGGGCCGAACGTGGTCCTATCGCAACAGCATTAGGACGGGCGCCTGCTTTTACAAATGCAGCATCGGACACGGATAAGGCAGCGATAGCATTGGGCGATGCAGTAGCACGAGCTCAACAAAGTGGGCACATCAATATAGCTGATCGAGAAATATATAAAGGGATGAAACCGTCTCGTGATATGCCAACAGAATCAAGACAACATTTGGTTGATTATATTAGTAGCATGAATAATAGAATCGGCGAAAAACCAGCTTTCGATGTTAAAGCGCAGCAATTAGGTTTAAATCCTCAACAAGCACAATCTGCATGGATTTATTATACTAAAAAAAGACCTTTTTATGATGGTAAAACAAATAAAATTAATGAAGATAATTTAGGATCGTGGGAAGATTTTTTAACACCTGATAAAATTCAAGAGGCATTAAGCCCAAAACAACAAAAATCAGCAGAAAAAGAAATGAAATCATCTTCTGAAGTAAATAATGATCAAAGTTTACAGCAACCCGTAAACGGTAATGTAAAAAATGATCAAGGTTATATCAGTATGCATGAAGGCCAAAAATCGATTAAGATGCAAACGCCCGATAAAAAAATGTGGGATATTGATCCTGCTCATTTACAAGAAGCGATTGATCGAGGCGCTAGACAAGTAGGGCCATCTTATGCAAAATAGAAATTATGATTTATCAGATTTGGCACCTAAAATATCAAATAGTTCAAAATCTAATTATGATTTATCAGATTTGGCACCTAAAATATCAAATAGTTCAAAATCTAATTATGATTTATCAGATTTAGCATTAAAACAAAATAATGCTGCAATACCTAGTCTAAAAAATAATGTAATAAACGATTTTTTAAAATCAATGGCTATTCCTAAAAATTCATCTTTTGCTCAACAAACCGGATTAAATACGGCGTCAGGATTTAAAAGTGCTCTAGGTGAAGCATTACCATTTGCCGCTGGATTGATTCCTGGTGTTGGTCTGGGTGAACTTGCTTTAGGTGCAGGAGCAAAAGAAGGATTACCGGCATTAGGTCGATACGCATTAAATAAATTAGGAAATTTAGGCGTAGGTACAGCTATTACTACGACGTCATCTGAATTAAATCCTCAGAATAAAAATTCGTTGAATCGAAATTTACAGCAAAATTTAGGAGAAAATGCTTTATTAGAAGGTATTGGACCGGTTTTAAAAGTAGGTAGTAAAATTTTAGATTATGCAAAGCCTCAAAAATATGCAGAAGAAATAATTAATAAATTATCTGGACTAAATATTGGGGAAAATGGTAGAATATTTGCCAATAAGATAAAAGATGCCTATAACAAGGTCAAAAGAGGAGTCCAAAATGACTATAATTCTATTTTTAATCGCAGCGATGTTGTTCGTGGTAGTGGCATTGGAAGTGAGATAAGCCAATCTGGGGGTTATTTAGATATCGATAAAAAAGTTATCGATGCTTTCACACCAAAAATAGACCAGGCTCATTATAAATTTATTTCAAATCCTAGTTTATACAATGCGCATTTGCTCAGACACGAACTAGGGGATTCTATCCGAGAATTAGAATCTACTAAGAAAAAATCAGGTTTAAGCAATGAAGATGAAATTGTTAAACAAAATCGCGAAAAAGCTTTTAATACGCTCAATGAAAATATGAATGAAGGATTTGATAAAATAGATCAATCATTGAGAGACAATTATTCTGATGCTAATCAAAAATACATTGAAAATGTTGTACCTTATCTAGAAAATGATAAAATCAGAAAAATTGTGACAACAGAACCAAACAGATTAAAGGCTTCTGATGTAAAAAATATTTCCAATGAATTTGAAAATCCAAGTGAAAATATTCAAAAGATTGTAAATGATATTGGACCTAGTGCTAAGCATCATATTATGGCTGAAAAATTTGGTCAACTTCAAGGTAAAGTAACACCGGAAAAATTGCAATTACTTTACAATGATTTAAAAAATAAAGGCTATTCTCAATATATTACGCCTGAGATAGAGAATATGTTTAATAAACTTTCATTTAGACAGAAAGCTAAACTAGGATTACAAGGAGCACCTGGTGCAATTTCAGCTCTAGCATTAAGTTCACATCTTCCTCTTATAGCGCAGGTTGCTGAAGCACCTGCAATGATCGGGGCCAGTATTTATGGATCCAAAGGAATAAGTAAAATATTACCAAAAGTCAATCCATTATCCTCACCTGAACTTAAAAAAGTAACGAGAATAACTGGAAGATCGGGAATTAATTATATCAATAATTCCTAAAAAATAGGATAAAATGTAATTATTTAAAATAATCACAAGGATGTGATAAATGACTATATCTTACAGTTTAGCACCTAATCCAAAATGGTATATTGCAGACCTAACAGGATTGCCGTTAGGCGGTGGCTATCTAGCAACTTTCAGATCACTTGATCCTCAACAAATAAAATTGGTTTATGAAGATCCAGACGGAAATTTTCCATGGCCTTATGTCACTATTCCTAATGTCGGAAGTCTAGGAATTTTATTGGATATGAATGGTTCACAAGGGCCATTTTATTTTGAGTTTGATTCAGCAAATCCACAAGAGACTTATTATTTAGAAGTTTATGATTCAAATGGTGTTCTTCAATGGACAATTGATGATTTTACCCCATCTGGCGGAAGTGGTGGAAGTGTTATTACTACCGCTATCAATCTTACTAATTTAATCACTAATAATGTGATGTGGCGAAATATTGGTATCACACCCATTAGCACATCTACATTTTTGAAATTAGCGCCTGGCGCGCATTCTGATTTGACGCAAACTCCTGCCAATGCTGGGCCTGATATTTGTTTCATTAAAAATAATACTTCGGCAAGTGACACAATTGCATTTCCTAAATTCAATTTAGGTGATAATACATTCAGTCCTGATGAAACACCTGTTGATTATTTAGAATATGTATGCACTGGTACGCCAACTGGAGAGACTTTTAAATATGTTCAATTCCCAATTACTCATGGCGTGCAAAATCTTACTAATAACGCTGTTGCAATAAGCATTTGGGGCCGCGTTAGATCAGGTAATGCTTCTATTTTGTTACAATTTTTTCAATTCTTTGGTGATGGTGGTGGCTCATTAAATCAAATAACGCCAATTCAAACCTTAACTTTCCAAAATACTTGGCAAAAATTTACTATCACAACGACTGTACCGGATGTTTCTGGTACAACAATTGGTTCATGTGGAAATGATGGGTTATTTTTACAAGTTCAATTTGCATTAGATGCAGCGTGTACAATAGATTTTACTAAACCTTCTTTATATCTTGGGAATTTAACCCCACAAACTGATTATTTAATATATGATATTATTGATGCAGTAATTAATTCTCCTCGCACGGGTTATATTTATTCTGGTTATGATTTAACAGCGCTTCCTGGTTATTTGAGAATGGATGATGGAACCATTGGGAGTGCTGCATCAGGTGCAACATCAAATGCTGGACTTGGAGCGAATATTAATACTTTTCCACTTTATAATTTATTGTGGAATAGTGTTTCTCAACCGAGTAGTAATGTTTATGCGTCGGTTACAGGTGGTCTTGGTGCAAGTGCTGTTGCTGATTTTTCTGCTAATAAATCAATGCAACTTCCTCTTGCATTAAGTCGGGCAATGGCATGTGCTGGACAAGGATCAGGATTTTCTAATTATTTGTTGGGTGGTAATTTAGGTTTAGAAAATGCCACTTTATTAATTGCAAATATGCCCTCTCATGCTCATCCAGGTTCTACGATTCCAACCACTGTCATGGGGACAGGAGGAAATATTGCAGCAGTTGGATCAAATAATGGAGCTTTGAATGCAGTGCCTGCAAATATTGCAGCTCAAGGGACTGCAACGCCGTTTTTAATTATTCAGCCGACTATGTACACAAATTATTTCATTAAGTTATAAGGAAATTTCTAATGGCTATTACAATTTTAGATGTCCATCCGATTGATCCAAATTTAAAAACAGGCCCATCACGCATCATGTCAGGTCCTGTCAGAATGAGAAATGTTACTTTAGATACAGCGTATGGTGAATTTGCAACATGGTTATATCTCGGCGTTACCGGGAATGTCAGTTTAATTGAATGGGACGGAACAACCATTATCTTAATAGGTCTTGCAGCGGGTGTTTTTCATCCAATTTATTCTTTGCAAATAAATTCAGTGGGAACAACTGCAACAAATATAGTGTGGGGAAGTTAAAAATTGGTTATAATCAACTTTTGGAAAAGGAGTTTCAAAAAATGTCAACTATCGAAAGCTTAAACACATTCAAACAACTTGGTGCAGTTCGTCTTGTTGCATCATCAAATCAAACAGTCACTTATTATAATGGTCAACTTAACAATGGAGTTGGCGCTACTGTCACTTATGCGACAGGTGCATTAACTATTGATAGCGTCGCTGTCGCTGTTAATGATCAAGTATTGTTGGCAGGTCAAACACTAGGTTATCAAAACGGTATTTATCAATGTATGGTCGCTGGTGCAACAGGTGTTGCTGCTGTGCTACAACGTCGTGGTGATTTTCAATGTATTGAGCAAATTCGCGGTGGCCAATATGTT